CCTCGTCATAGCGTCCGGTGTCCGTGCTCTCGCCTAGCGTCCCATCGACGCCGAAGCCGGTGCGTTTATAGCCGCGCTCAATAAGCTCCAGGATATAAGGAGCAAGTGTACTTCCATATCGCTCTTCCATTTCAACAGACGGAATGCGCCCGGGCCACACGCGGACCTCGAAGCCACGTCCCGGCAGAGTTTTATAGATACTGTCCTTGGTCTGTGGTGTACCCAGGTACAGCGTATCCCCGTGCGTGCAGATAGCTGCGAAGTCTTTAGAAATCATCAGTAGCTGCTCACGCTGGGTTTGCGTTAGGCCGTTCTTGGTGGTCTCGATATCATCTGGAATCAGCAGGTCCGCGCGCTTACCCTGCAGGGATGCGGTAATACCTACACAGGCTACGCTGGCGGATTTATCCAGCGGTTTCAAGTCGCAGTTGACGTCGTAACCTTCGAATGAAGTACGGTCCCCACGAGTAGGGTCAGCTTTCAAATAGCACAGCAGCGGCCATGTTTCCAGCATACGAATGATCAAGTTCGCGACGTCAGACGCCTGCTTCTCTGCACCGGACACAATCAGGATACGGCAGGATTGGTCCTGGATGAGCCTCCAGACGGCGTACAGTGCAGCTAGGGTAGACTTAGCCTCGCCACGCTGTGCGGCCACCATGCGCTTCCTAGGGCCCTTCTGCATGTACTCTGCAATGTCGGCCTGCATGTCCGTGAGTGTAAAGCCCAGGAATCGCATACCGATGTACGCAAATTCTCGGAAGTCGCTTAGCGCCGCGGCCATCATCATCGCGATGTCCTCGCGCTCCTCTTTGGGAATACTGCGCGGATTCGCACTATAACCAGTAAGTTTCTGGTTGAGCATGCGCAGTCTTCGCGCAGTCTTCACCGATACCATTAGACAATTCCTTCTAGTAAGTCCTCAGAGTCTGAACCACCAACTTTGTTTAGAATCTCTTGCTTACGCGCCTCTCTTCGCGCCGCCAGTTCGTCATCGAATTCGTCACGAAGGTCCTGCATCTTCTCGGAATCTGCGTCCGCGGTGATGTCATTGTCCTTCAAGAACTTAGCGATAACGGATTTATCTGCGGCGGGGAGCGGCACCTCGTCTTCCTTAGACTGCTTGATTTCTTCAATCAAAGCCTCAGTGAACATTCGGTGCAGCTCCGAGAGACGACTACGTTTAGCCGCCCCTGCCATTATCTAACCCTCATTGCTCTAATATAACCTTGAGCAGTACAGGTCCCGGTAAAGGAGGCCTGCGCTACCAGGTACACGGAGGTTGTTGCACTTAGCCGTAGACGTCTGGACATGCCCTGTCTGGAAGAATTCCCAGCCGCTAACGTGGTAGTTATGGAGTATAAGTCGTACCAGTTGCTAGGTAACACTGCGCTGGTGCTACTAACTCCAAAACTGAGGGCAGTAACGTTGCCGCTATTAGTGACTAACAGGGCACTCTCAAGCTCGTACTCCCCCGCCGGTAGGCTCAAGGACAGAACGTTCAACGGGGTGCCGCTGGTAACGCTTACAGCTGCGGCGGTTGCGGCACTCAGTACTTCCCCCACTACACCCGCAGCCGCAGCTGCACCGTCAGTGCGGCCGGATATACCGCCACTCAGCCCAGTCAATGCCGCGATGTCGCCGTTGCTACCGGACGCCGCCGCCCCCAGATTGGCCCTAGCAGTAGCGGCGTCACCAGCCCCAGTGCCTCCTTTTGTAATCGGAAGGCTACCGGTTGCCCCCAGGGTAGCATCGCTCGTACCGTCAAAATTAGCAGGCGTAGTGGATGTCAAATCCACCACCAAAGCCCTTGCTGCGGCTAGTTTTGCAGCCGAATCAGCGGCTCCAGTGGTGTTGCCAGTACCGCCCTGGGCCTTACTCAGAGGCGTAGTCAGCCCGCTTAAGCTCGTGATATCTGAGTTGGCACCCTTGGCTGCCTTGGCCCCTACAGCCGCCTGATAGTCTAGAATTATCTGGGCATCGGCATTTGCCCTGGCTGACGCCTCTTCACCTAACGCCGTAACTGTGGCGTAAGTTCCCGACAACTCTGCATCATATCCCAATCTGGCGGATACCAACGTACCTGCTGGAAGTACCTCTGCAAACAGTAAAGTATTATCTACCACCTCGAAGCTATAGCCGGGAATCTGGTTTACACCCTGCACGTACACTATAGCCTTTGTGAAAGACAGCCCGGGTGTTACTTCATCAGTAGACTCTGTCAGTATGGTGTACCAAGGATAGCTTACCGTGGGCTCCCCTGAGATAAAGGTTTGCTCTAGGTTGGTAGTACGAACATCGAGCGCAGCATCTGCGGCTTTGCGCGCCGCGGTTTCGGCATCAATACGGGCGCCTAGTGCCGCATCCCCAGTATCTACATAGTTCTTGGTTGCCACATCCTGCTGGGCTTCTGGGTCCGCTACGTTAGTGATGCGGTACCCGTTCATGCTTATATTCCCGTAGAATCCTGGGATAGCTCGGCCTTCCACAAGCTCTTGGGCTAGGTGTAAGAATTGCGTGTTTTGAGAATCTACGTTCACCTCGATGAACGGAGAGCCGCTGGCGAACTCAATATATAAGTACTCCCGCTCAGTCTTGCGAATGAGTAGCA